TGTCATTTGTTCCCAACCAGCAAGTAATAAATTTTTGAATTTTTCGATTTTACTCACATCAAATTCTTTAGAAATAGTATTTGCCTTTTCTTTTTCATATTGTGCTATTGCTACATCAGTTTCTTTTATCAATTCAAACAATTCTTCCTCTTGCATTAATCCACTAGCAAAAAGTTTGTGATATCTTTTTCGTTGTTCCATTATTTTATCAATATCGACAGTTATTTGATTTTGGTTTTTTTGTTCCCTGACCACATATTTATTCAAATCAAACTGTTCCAAGTACTTGTGGAATTCTTTTAATACTTCAGTTTCACTTATATTTAGTGTCCAACTATCTTTGTTATATTTGCATCTATCACAGTAGTAAGATTTTGCATACCATTCCTTACCGTTTTTAGGAGAATGCTTAACTGTGTTCATCGATAAGGAACCGTCACAATTAGGACATGATAATTTACCTCTGAAAATTGCATGATGTTTAACAACTACTGAATTTGTTCTATCGCTAAGGCGACTTTTGATTTGATTATATTCTTCATCAGTTATTATCGGCTCATGTGTATTCTCGACCATAATATCACCAAACACATAATGTCCTCGTGATACTGGACTTGTTAAAGCTCTAGTGACGACCGATTTATGCCATACTTTGCCTTGTGGCGCCTTTATATCAGAATTATTCAATCTGCGTGTAATCTCTCTTATGCTAGTTCCTTTTTTTACTTCATCAACAGCATATCTTAAAACTTTAGTGTACTCATTTGGAACAAATTTATCACCCTCACGATCATAACAGAATAGGGGAGTGGTTTTTGCTAGACCTTTATTCGCTGCAGCTCGTCTACCCATTAATGTACGCTCTTGTATTGTAGTACGTTCCCATTCAGCCATAGCACCAACTAGAGTGACAAATAAGCGTCCCATAGCGTTACTTGTGTCATAAATTTCAGTAGCGCTTCTGAACGCAACATCCTTTTTCTCGAATATGTCTAAAATTTCAAGTAAGTCTTTTACACTACGAGTTAATCGGTCTAATTTATATACAAGCACTAAATCAATTTTATCTAATTCATTTATCAACCTATTTAACTCTGGTCTATCTCTTTTTGCACCTGATAGTCCTGCGTCGATGTAAGTATCTTTAACAGTCCAATCATTAATATCACAAAAAGCACGTAACTTCTTTTCTTGTTCTGCTATCGAATAACCTTCATTTGCTTGTTCTAATGTGCTTACACGACAATATATTGCTACTTTCATGTTTATCAACTCCTAAAAAAGATAAAAATATATAGGGCAGTAGAGAACTGCCCAAAAAATCACTTGATATTTTTATTTAAATGATATTCCTCTGCATAATCTTTTGTATTATTCATAACATTAGACTTATTTTCACTATTTAAGTTTCTAACAGTTTCAGCATCCCATTTTGTTCTAAGTTGAACAGCTTCTATTTCTTTCATTTTTTGTGTTTCAACTTTTTGGATAACTGTTACTTCAATATCGCTAACATTAATGTCAGATTTTTTGAGTTCTAGTAATGACTTAACTATTCCAGTATCCATTGATTTGATACGATTTTTATTAGTAACTCCATCATAATCTTTCAAAAAGATAATTATTTTATCTTCGTTTTCATTTAACTTAATTGATTTAAAATGATTTTTCCCAACAACATTCTGTATGTTAGCGGAAAGCTTCTCTTTAGGTGAAGCATTTTTACTTACTGTCACTTTGTTATCTTCATTCTTCGTTTCTTTTTTGCTATCATCTCCTCCGAATAATGATGTGATTAATACTATAATTACAACTATTACAGCTATAACCAATGCACCAATGCAACCAATGGCATTGCTTGGTTTTTTCTTGTCGTTTGCCATATAACATTCTCCTTAATAATAAATATAATACTGTTTTTATTATAATATAGGTTGCAACGAAAGTTTAGATATTTTTTATTTATTCAAATTCAATTTCATAAAGTGATTCATTAATTTGGTCATACATTTCATATTTTTCTAAATAATCAATCCATACATTAGCGGGTTTCTTCTCGTGTTCTTCAACTATTGATTTAACTTTTTCATATATGCTTTTTATCAAATCTTTATACATATTACCAGCAGCTCTCTCGATTTTAGCTTCTGACCATCGTTTTTTGGGTGGTCTTCTTTTATCTTTGTCTAATTGATAATTAATTGCTCTATCATAAAAACTATCTAGTGCAGGTAATCTTCCTTCAATATGTTCTTGAAATTCTTTTAAATTCATTTTCATTTCTCCTTTATAAGAACGTATGTTCTATTTTGTGTTAAAAAAATATATCCTCTAATTCTGGCAACAAAGATACACCTTTTTTTAGTCTATAATGATTGCATGCACCTATCATAAACTCATCAGTCACTTCAAAATGTACAGACATTTCATGTACAGTGATAATACCAAATTCATATAAAGTGTTGATTTTTTCTATAGGAATAAGTATTTCATAGGCTTTACGTCTTGCGTATGTTTCAAATTTTCTATTTATAAAAATCCTTTGGTTTAAAATATCGCCATATGTAAAATAATGGTGTGCTATTTCTTCTGCTAAAACCTCCAGTTTACGTTCTTGTGATAAATTTTTATCTATTAACAACGTACCATTACAATAAAAACCCTCAAAGTCGCCATCCAAACTTTTACAATCATCAATAAATATGCCATCCATCCCATCAAATGTCATAACCATTTCTTCATATCTATACATTTTATTCCCCCTTATCTGAATTTTGCTGTTCCAAACGTTTTCGTCTAACTTCTTCAGCGTATTCAATGATTTTTTGAACTTCTTCTTCAGTGAAATCACCATCTATATGCGCTGCTACATTTAAAGATTGGTTATTCACTTCATTTCTCTTTTTATCAGAAATACGATTTTTAGGAACATCAAAACCTAACAACCAAGCTTCACTTACATCTAATACTTTAGCAAGAACGTAAAGTTTGTTTTGACCAGGTTTAACTTTCCCATTAACATATTGACTTAAATCAGTTTTTGAAATTTTTACACCAGTATCTTCAAAATATTTCTTTGATTTTTCTACAATATCAACTTGTTTTAAGTTCGAAGTGATCATTGCTTCTTTTAAACGATTACTAAAGTTAGAATTCATAGGCTTTATCTCCTTCATTAATATAGTTACATTATAAGACTGATTGAACAAAAGTTCAATAGAAAAGTTCAATTTTTTTGAACATAATTGTTGTAATTGGTAAATGCCTGTGTTAAATTATTTGTAGTTCAAAGTTATTGAACTTGAAAAGAGGTGAAAATGATGCAATTTAATTACTCAGCTCTTAATGGAAAGATAGTAGAAAAGTTTGGAAGTCAATATGCTTTTTCGTATGCGATGGGGTTGTCGGAAAGAAGCCTTTCATTAAAATTAAACGCTAAAGTAGGTTGGAAACAAACAGAAATAGTTAAAGCGTGTGAATTACTATCCATTCCTTTAGAAGAGTTACAAATATATTTTTTTAACTTTGAAGTTCAAAATGTTTGAACTTTTAGAGTTGGATAAAAAGAAAGGATGATTTTTTATCAAAAAAACTATGATTAAATACCTCTTTTACGAATTAGGTAAGACGGACAAAGAGATAGCAAGCATATTCAAAGTGACACGTTCAACTATAACGCAGTATAGAAAATATCATGGTATTAAAACACCAATCACAATAGGTCGTAAAGGTGAATTAAAAGCAATTTTTAAATTAACAGATTTAGGCTTTGATGTTGTTGACATGAACGACGAATCAAAGTTAGCAGAATACGATTTACTTGTTAATGATGAAATAAGAATAGAAGTGAAAACATCGAAGCTAACAAAAGACAAAAGATTTAACTTCGCATTATCTGAAAGACCAGAGAACGGGAACATTGCATCTGAGAATCGAAGAATACTCGAATGTGGTCGTACTAAAAAGATATACAGAAATACAGCTGATTACTTCATATTCGTTGGTTTGGAAGGAGAGAAAGCATCATTTTGGATAATTCCTACTAATGAAGTTGATGAAAATAAATCAGGATTATCTTTTAGCAAGAACAGTAGAACTTATTCAAAGTATAAAAATGAATTCGACTTAATCGATAACGAATATAGTCATACAAATTTTTAGTTATTGAGGTAAGAAAGGAGACATTGCTATGCCAGAACATATTCAGCAAATGCTTTTTGATTTCCTCTTAGAACGAGGATATATCGAAAAAATAATGAATGACGAATTAGAAAAGGAGAGATAACATGAGACACATTTTAGCATGGTCAACTGCAGTACTAAGCACAATGATTTTTTCAATGATAACTTTTGATTTTCATTACAGTGTCGTATTCGCGATTGCAAGTTACATCGGTAGTTACGCATTTTGGAACACATATTATGCAGAAAAAAAGACCGCTAAGCGCGCCAACGCTTAACAGTCAAGATGATTGAAAAAATTCACAACTCAAATATACACGGATAGAGGTGTTTCGTCAATGGCAAAAGAAACAGTGACATATTTAATCAGACACAGAGAAATGCCAATATACGTCACTAATAAGCCTAGTGATAGTAACCCTGAAATTAGTTACTCAACACAGTTTAGTAGAGCGAGGGAGTTTAATGGTTTAGATGAAGTGACAATTGATATGTCGTATCACATGGCGATTAAACATACACATATAGAAGAAGATAAATACGAGGAGATAGATTATGAGTGAAAAAACGTTATTCGAACAGTTAAACACTTTAAACGTAAGTGATCATGTTGAAAAGAAAAATGGTTTTAACTATCTAGCTTGGACACATGCACATGAACAACTTAAAAATGTTGACCCTAACTATGAAATAAAGATACATGAGTATCCGCATCCTGATATTCCAAATGAGCAAGTGTTTGTACCTTATCTAGCAACACCAGAAGGCTATTTCGTAAAAGTATCAATCACATTGAAAGGCGTTACTGAATCCGAGTGGTTACCAGTATTAGACTTTAAAAACAAGTCGTTAGCGAAAGGGCAAGCAACTACATTCGATATCAATAAAGCACAAAAACGTTGCTTTGTTAAAGCGGCAGCATTACACGGTTTAGGACTATATATCTACAATGGCGAAGAATTACCAAATGCTAGTAATGAAGATGCACAAGAGCTAGAAGATAAAATAGCCGAATTTGTACGCATTTCACAAGAAAAAGGTAGAGATGCAACGTTAGAGAAAACGATGCGTTGGTTACGAATTGAAAATATTAATAAATTAAGTGGCAAAGATTTGGCAACAGCAAACGCAAAACTAGATGCAGGACTAAAACAATTAGACAAGGAGAACGAATAATTATGATAAACAGAGTTGTATTAGTAGGACGATTAACAAAAGATCCAGAATTTAGAACGACGCCATCTGGCATAAGTATTGCTAACTTTACCCTAGCTGTTAATAGAACATTTACGAACGCTCAAGGAGAGCGTGAAGCTGATTTTATAAACGTAGTTGTATTTAAAAAACAAGCTGAAAATGTAAATAACTACTTATCAAAAGGCAATTTGGCTGGCGTTGATGGTCGTATTCAGTCAAGAAGTTATGAAAATAATGAAGGTAAACGAATATTCGTTACTGAAGTTGTCGCAGACAGTGTTCAATTCTTAGAACCAAAAAACAACGGACAGGCAAACAACACCTCTAAAGGACAACAAACAGGAACAAATAATAAACGTTCAGGCAATGATAATCCTTTTGCAAATGCAAACGGTCCGATTGACATTAGTGATGATGATTTACCGTTCTAGGAAGTGATTACATGGCAGTAATTAAAAACTACATCCAACAAGATGATGGCACAATAACTGCCGTCATCGAGGGTGTAACACTTAATAACAAAGACTTTTTACTATTAGACAACGGACTTGAAGTTGAATGCGATGTAGCAGTCGTTGACCCATACAAAATAACAGATAAACAACGTAGAAAAGTATTTGCTCTTGTGAACGATATAGAAGCTCATACGGGCACGCCACAAGATTATATGAGGAATGTATTCCAAGAATATGTTCGCGTCACAAATGGCTATGATGAGCGCATATCACTAGCTGATTGCTCTAGGAAAGTGGCGGGTCAAATTATAGATGTAGCGATTGAATGGATATTCGAGAACAACATACCGCTCAGATATAAAACAAGTGATCTAATCAAGAATGACAGAACGTTTTTATACATGGCTACTATCAAGAGAAAGTGCATTATATGTGGCAAGCATGCAGAGCTAGCACATTATCAAGCGGTAGGTCGTGGGCGCAATAGACGTAAGATAGAACATTTTAATAACAAAGTATTAGGACTATGTTCCTTTCATCATAAAGAGCAACACGACATGGGCATGGATAGTTTCAATAAGAAGTATCATCTTGAAAATTCATGGGTGGACGTTGACGAGAGATTAAACAAAATGTTGAAAGGAGTAAAAGTTGATGGGAATTATTAGAACAGAAAAAACTACAGGGAAGTTTTTTATAGCTAGTAAATTCTATGTCGAAGATGAAACACTCTCATGGAAAGCTAAAGGCATAATGAGTTATTTGTTTTCAAAACCTGATGATTGGCAAATCTATCAAACTCAATTAGAAAAAGTCTCTACAGATGGAAAAGCTAGTGTCAGAGCCACTATCAATGAATTGTTAGATAAAGGTTATATGACGAGAGAAAAACGTCGAAAGGCTAACGGGGACTTTGATGGCTATGATTACACACTGCATGAATACCCAATAAAACATGGGGTTCGAAAAATGGAAGACGTGAAAATGGAAGACGCGAAAATGGTATTCGCGAAATCGGACACTACTAATAATGACTTTACTAATAATGATTTAACTAAGAATGATAGTAGAGTCGACTTTATTCCTTACAAAGAAATTATTGATTATTTAAATAGTAAGACTGGTAAAAGATACAGTCATAAATCAAAAGCAAATCAGAAACTAATAAAAGCACGTATGAATGAAGGTTATACAAAAGACGACTTTATTAGAGTAATAGACATAAAAACAGATGAATGGATAAACATTGAGGATATGAAACCATACTTACAACCTACTACATTATTTGGTAATAAGTTTGATAAATACCTTAATCAAGAAACGAAACAAAAATCTAATAATAAGAGTTTCTTTGACGAGTTAATGAACGAGGAGGGCTAAACAAATGACTATGACTAAAAGAGAGGCAGCCACAATACTTAGTCTAATTGATTCAGCCTTCAATATGAATTTTGCTAATGATGATTTAAAAACTAAATTATGGCTCGAACAACTAATGATGTATGCAGACTATGACAGAACACTACACAAAACAAAAAAGTACATTCGTGAACAGAAGTATAAACCTTCATTATCAGAAGTTATGGATAGTAAGCCAACACTAGTTAATGAATCACTAATTCCCGAAGAAGAAACACACGAATACAGAATGAAACATGATCCTGAATATGCGAAGAATCGAGAACAGTTAAAAAAGAAATGGCAAAAGATGAAAAGTGAGTGGATGAATGACGATGACTAATATAGATGTATTAAATACCGAAGAAGCAATCGTCTCTAATCTTATGCACCATCCATCTCTATTAGGAAAACTAAAGTTGAAACCCCAAATGTTTACGGATGAATATATTCAAGATTTTATACAGTATGCGTTGGATACAGGAAAGATTGATGTAACTGACATCTACTACAAAAGCCGAGAAGATAAAACATTCATTTCTACAGACAGGCTAAGCAAGATATACAGTTCGAACGGTACAGACAAAATGTTCTTTATGCAAGACCAACTTAACTTGCTAGAAAGCTATGTACTAAGAGAATCAATAAGACATGCGTCAGAATATCAATCAATGCCTAGTAAGAGTAATTTCAAACATCTCATGGAGCAACTAAAGATATTGGATGATATGAAGATAGATAAAGAGAACCCAACAGATAATTACTTAATGGAAGTAATGGATAACATCTTATCTGACAAACCTAAAGATTTTATCAAAACAGGTATTAAATCAATTGATAACAAGATAATGGGATTTGAAAAAGGTCAGTTGAATGTATTGGCTGGTCGTCCTAGTACAGGTAAAACAGCTCTAGCATTGAACATTATGTGGAATATTGTTTTAAAAGGTTATCCGACAACGTTTTTTAGTTTAGAAACTGGTGGAAATAATATCGTTGAACGTCTTGTATCTAGCATTACAAATATTCCACTGCATAAAGTTAAGCAAGCAGACGGTTTGAGCGATGACGATACAAGCAAAGTAATGGATGCTATCGACCAAATCAAAAAGCATGGCAATTTAAGGATTGAAGATACTGCACAAATTACACCGCAAGATATAAGAGAGCGAGCGATGACGCAATCAGATAAACCACATGTAATATTTATCGACTATCTAACACTCATGCAATCTGATGTGCAAATGAAAGATAGACGGCTTGAAGTAGAAAAGATATCAAGAGATTTAAAAATCATTGCTAAAGAAACAGGGTGCGTCATTATCGCCCTTTCACAATTAAGTAGGGGTGTTGAATCTAGAAACAATAAACGCCCAATGATGAGTGATTTGAGAGAGGCTGGAGGCATTGAACAAGACGCTAACATGATATTTCTTCTTTATCGAGATGACTATTACGACCAATCAATGCAAGATCACGAAACCGGAAAATCTGATATAGAGTTTAACGTCGCTAAAAACAAAGACGGTGAAACAGGAACAGTTGAGCTTGAATTTTACAAGAAATCACAGAGGTTTTACGGATGAATATAGCACAGTTTCAAACCTTACTAGGATACCTATACAGAGAGACATACAAGGACGATACAGTCATTCGAGCTAACTTACTTGAGTTAGGTTGGGCGACAGAGAGATTGATTAATAAAAGGCTTATAACGCCATTTGACGCATACGACGATAACAAAGAATTGATATTCAATGAGATGGAGTGGTCAGACAGATGGACGAATATAGATTGGTAGATACCAAAGGCAAAGATGTTGGTTCAGTAAAACCGTTAGGCGATGGTGAGAATATCGTTTGGTTTAAAAAAGACATGCTGCGAATGAATGATAACGAGCTAGAGAATTTTAAATCAGAACACAAACTAAACCGAATTGAAGAAACAAACATATTTGATTTCTTATAGGAGTGTCACGATTGAGTAAATACAATGCAAAGAAAGTTGAGTATAAAGGTATAACGTTCGATAGCAAAGTTGAATGTGATTACTACAAATACTTAGAACAACGATTAATTATAGATGGTTATGACTATATCGAGATACAACCGAGATATGAGCTAATACCTAAATTTGGTAAACAACGTAAGGCTGAATACATTGCAGACTTTGCATTATGGAATAACGGTAAGTTAATTGAAGTCATAGATGTTAAAGGTATGGCAACAGAAACAGCTAAGTTAAAGGCGAAGATATTTAGATACAAGTATCAAGATGTGAAATTAACTTGGATATGTAAAGCGCCTAAATATACAGGTGAAGACTGGATCACTTATGAAGAATTGAAAGAAGCAAGACGCGAGCGAAAGAAAACTAAGAGGTGATGAACAATGAGAAAAATTAAATTTAGAGTTTTTGATAAAGGAAGTAGTACAAATCCAATGCATATTGTGGGAGAGAATCAACACGATGAATTAACAACTTATGATGGAGAGGTTAACTATTATAACCTACAAAATGGTGAAGGAAGTAGCACGCCATATGGTGATTACATTTTAATGCAATTTACTGGTCTAACTGATATTAACGGAAAAGATATCTATGAAGATGACATTGTTCGTGAAGTGTATGCAAGTATAAACGGAGTCAAAAGTTATAGAAACAAAGTAGTGAAATGGAGAGAGTTCCACGCTGGATTTAATATAGAGAATATTGATTTGAAAATTATTGGCAATATCCATGAAAACCCAGAATTGATACCGGTAGAAAAACTTAGTACGCCACTTGAAGGTGATTCCAATGGAAACGTTAAATAATACCCTAGCAACTAATATTAGAGTTGCGATGGCGAAAGAAAATATAAGTACAACTAAACTACATTTATTATCTGGTGTTTCAAGAAGTTCTATTACTGAATATAGAAAAGGTAATATAAAACAAGTCAATTTAGAAAGCTTATCTAAAATAGCTGGAGCATTAAATGTAAAAGTTAGCGCATTATTTTTAGAAGGTGATAAACAATGAAAATGGAAACAATCACAGTTAGATATGACGCAACATTTGAACGACAAGTTGAGATACCCGTGTATGATCATTACGAAAATCACGACATAGAAGAAATAATTGATAGAGATATGAGAATGCATGAGAACGATTATCTAGATGGATATTTTGTAGAATTCGGCAATATGAAAATTATGGATTGGAGATATAGCTGATGAAAAAAGAATTTGATTTATATACAAAAGAAGATATTAAAGTCATAAATGTGAAACGAATCAACGTACATTCATTTTCAATGAAGGGTTATGATGGCACGCCATACGCAAACTTATTTAAACGTGTCAGTCATGATGAGTTAAAGAGATATAAAGATAGATTGAGTTTGGTCACATACGAAGAAAACAGCAGACGAAAAGAGAGAAAAAGACAGTTGAACGAAACAGTTATGGAACTGCTAGTAAAAGCAAATTTTAATATAAATGTGAATACTGGGTCGCTACATGAAGATGAAAGAAATGAAGCGCTAGGAAAACATCAACTCAAAAAGGTTGTCGAGCTATTAACTGATGGCAAGGAACTAACTGACAAGGTGGGGCATTAAATGAAAATTAGAGACTTGAACAAAGGTGAACACATCATTGTGTATGACTTAGGTAAGAGTGAATGTAGCGAAGGTATGACAGTTGTAGGTAAAGTAATTGAATTAGAGTTTGATGACGATGATAAGAATAAAGCAGTGATTGATGGGTTCGTTAGTTCATACACAATTACTGATGATAATCATTTTGAGAATTGGCAGGATTATATGAAAAGTATTACTGAAAGTGTGAGTGAAGTGAGAATAAAAGATTTGAATGTAGGCGACACAATACAAATACCAAATGGCAAGCTACCTTTAGAAGGCAAAGTGACTTCAATTAGTGACCAGTTAGCAATTGTAGAAATACCTATAGTCGGTCATCGATTTATATCAGATGAATCAGATTTCAAAAGAATTAGGAAAGCTAGAAAGCCAGTAGACCCTACAAAGTGGTTAGAGAAAGCTGTCAAAGAAAACAGTGAAAAAACAAAATCAGTTTTAGAATCAGGGTTAGGTATTAGTAAACCTGCTACTGAATATAAACAATCCAATGACGTACAACAACGTAAACGTGGTGAATTAAATGTAAATATTGGTATGGAAATAGAACCTAACGACAAAGTCAACCATCCTTCACATTATAACTACGGTGAGATAGAAGTGATTGATTTCATAGAACAGGTAACACAACACTACAACGCTAACGTAGCTTACCACATTGGCAATGCTATTAAGTACCTTGCACGCAGTCCTCACAAGAATGGTAAAGAAGATGTGGCTAAAGCTAAGTGGTATATCGAACGTGCATTTGAGAATTGGGATGTGAAGTAGATGACACCTAATGACATACTACTAAAAAATTCAGACTTAATTGTTAAATCATTATTCCAAAGAGCTGATAGAACGTATAAGCAATTCTTAAAGTTTAGCAACACAAGTTATAACGCAGAAGTTGGTACAAGTAGATACTGGAAAGCAGTAGCAGGTACTGAACAGACACAGAGAGAAATAAAAGGATTAATTGAACAACTTAAAGCAATGGACGAATACACACAATGGAGTGAGAAGTTACACCAAGATAGATATAAATTTGTTGAGAAGTACGACATTGTAATGGAAAAGTATAAATTATCATGATCCTATCAAACACAGTAGATGTTAAATACAAAATAAACACAAACGGGATGAACACCGTTGAAGTTGCAAGGATGTTAAAAGAAAACCGAGTAAATGGATTTTTGAAGTATGTTAATGAACGTAGTGTGATTATGGCAGTATCACGTGAGGATATTAAAAGTAATCGTATAGCAATGGAGGAGTTAAGGGATGAAAATCAAAACTAAGAAACAACTAAACTTACCACAGTTGATTGAGTGGGCGTGGGATAATCCTGAATTATCACAATATAAAATGTTCGAGAAAATCGGAGCAACAATGCGTGATTACGTTTCTTTTAACAACGAGAAAAACGGGGTTAGATTAAATGGAACAGTAAAGCCAACAGACCTTTTCACAGTTGAAGTCGAGGAAGAAATTACGGAGGATACGAGATTAGATAAATTAGTAGAACGATGGAAACACGATGATGAGGGAAACGAAGCATTTCGTTATGTAGAACATGATGATAAGAGTATTAATAAAGTTTTATTTGTAAACCCCGAAAGTGTAGAGGCAACTCATTTTTATGCAGAAATAGATGGTGAACTTGAATTAATCTGGCGTGACGGAAAGCTGGTGGAGTAGATGATGTTATTGCAGATACACCCTGAAAAAAGAGAACCTTATTTTTACAAAGGTATGATTGGAAAACATGCAGTTTTTGGTACAAAAAATCCAGAAGAAGCAACAGAGTTAACCTTTCAAGAGTTTTGGGATGTTTGTGAATCAATAGATAACTTCTTGAGTTGCAGACCCATATTTATATTAGATTAAGGAGTGATGGCGAGTGGGATTAATAAATTTAGGTGAAACGATAGTTGCATTGAGAACTGAAGTAGACCGATTTAGAAGTGAACGTGACCAATACAAAGCAGAAAACGAAAGGTTAGAACGTGAGAATGAGAAATTAAAAGCTACTAATGAAAATCTAAATAATAGGGCGAGAAATATGGATTTGAATGGTCAAATCCAACACGACGAGTTAATGGCTTGTGATGGAGAAGTGAGGTATTGGAAACAATTATATACCGCCCTAACCGACCACATTCGCCAAAAAGCAGAAGCTAATCCGAATGTAGATAGATATATCGCATTGGTTAACTATATTGATAGGTTGGAGCGTGATTAGATGGCGTATGAGTATGAAGATGCTGTGATAAGCGAGCTAGAACAAATGGGTGTCGATTATCAAAGTAATGGTTATTTCAATATGTCTATTGAAGTTCAAGAAGTCTATCGCAAAGCAAAGGCGTTTGATGAAGTGAAGAAATACGCTTTGAGCAAATATGATGAGTTTGAAGAAAGAAAAGAATTCGCAGAAAACATAGATGAATGGGATTACTTCAACGCACTGAATATAGCAAATAACGCAATAATCAATAAATGTAAGCAAATGGAGAACGAGTAGATGGAACAGCGAATACGTAGAAAAACAGCAATGGTAATAAAGATTGATGGTCGATATTATTTATCGGAGACAGGAAGAATTGTGGATTTTAATCATGCAGGGATATTTAATAGTCCTGTTATAGCAAAAGGTGTTGCAGAAAAATTTAATGATGTAGCAATGAACTCTATAGGAATGAGATACGACTTGGAGATTGAGCTCGTAGAATTAGAGTATAAAGCAACTGGAGTATATAAAAAATTCACGGAGGACAAACAAAATGACTAAACTACAAATAAAACTACTAAGCGATAACGCAACATTACCAAAACGAGCAGATGATTTAAGTGCCGGTTATGATATATACGCAGCAGAAACAGTAATACTTGAACCGCAAGAGAAAGCATTAATTGCTACTGATCTAGCAGTGAATATACCTAAAGGCTATGTGGGACTACTAACAAGCAGAAGTGGTGTGAGTAGTAAGACACATCTTGTAGTTGAGACAGGGAAGATTGACGCAGGATTTCAAGGACATATGAAGATTAATGTTAAGAATGATGAACAGTATATAGATAGAGGAGATTATGAAACTATATATTCGAGACCTTTATATGATATTGGAAGCAATTTATTAAATGATCCAGAAGTTCATTATGATATAGGTAAAACATACCAAATCAACAAAGGCGACCGACTAGCACAATTAGTTGTTGTGCCTATATTTACCCCAGAGTTAGAACCAGTTAAGGAGTTTAGCAATGAAACAGCAAGAGGAGAAAAAGGCTTTGGAAGTACAGGATACTAAAGACATACTACAAAAAGTTAAAGAGGTGTTGAGGAAATGATAATAGCGTTGCTTTTACTTTCAATGCTGTTTCTCATGTTGTCTATTGATTCTTATAAAAAAGAGCAATACAAAAAGCATGAGTTCTTTCAAACAGTTGGATTTGTATTAATGTGCATTGTACTGCTTAGCGCCACTTTTAAGTTATGGGAGTTGTTAAAATAATGACCCAATACCTAGTACGCACCTTAACAGATTCAACCGGCACACCTTTCACTCACGTTACCAAAGCTAGAGAGAACGAAACTTTTACTGTTGTTGAGGCAGAGAGCAAGGAAGAGGCTTTGGAGATAGCAATGGGTGAAGTTATATTAAGACCTGTTATAACCAAGAATTATCAACCACCAGAATTTGACGATGAATCTGAGGCCTATCGTAAAGCAGAGTCTGGTAGATTATCACCTAAGCCAGAGAAAGCACCAATACCACCAAGAAAGGACAGTGAGTGAATATGGAAATAGGTAAATACTACTATGTACTAACTTATAAAGGACGCATGTTCGAGGATATATTAACTATACACGACGATAACAAACCATACGAACATACGTTGATGACTACTACTGATGTTCAAAGGACACGTTTGTACGAGGATTACGATAAGGCTGTTGAACACGCTAAGCATTATGACTTAGAAGTTAAGAAGATTAGAACAGATATTCTAGGATTGGGGAGTCGTTAATAATGAGAATATTAAAAACGCTATTAATTATATTTTTATACGAGTTATCAAAAGAAATCACATATGAAATCATTTGTCGTAAACAAGCAAATGACATGGTGGATAAATACCCTAAGGATTATGAAGTAACTAAAAGAGCAATAGAATCACAAGCTAATCGAATGAAACTTAGAGCATACAATTTGGGAGAATTTTAATATGAAAAACAATTTAAATAATGAAATAGAAGAAACTATCGCCAATGATATGGCATACACTTTTAGCAGAAATATGATGATGTCAAACAAAGAAAGCAGAGCAATGGTTGAAATAGCACAGAGATATGGATTATCTGAAAAACAAGCAGTATTAATGATTTTGGAATTTGGTTCTATTCAAGGAAGTGGTGAGTAAATAATGTGGATGATAACAGCAATAGTATTGGGACTAATAGCACTTATATCAATCATATCGAATAGTATAAAGAGTGATTTAATATCTACCCTTAGATATGAGAACGCACACTTGAAGAATTATATACAGGCATATATTGATAAGAAGTAACTGGAGGTATTGGATGAATTTAGGTAAAGAAGATATTCCAAAGTTAGAACAATTTTTTAGAAAATATAATGATTTAAAAGGGCAGTTAGCATATAGAAGATATGAACTGTTATACCAACCGTCTGATTCAAATATTGGTGGCGGTAAATCTAATCTTCCAAGTAGCCCAGTGGAAAATGAGATAGTAAAGCTCCATAAAGATATTAAGTATTGTAACTTACAAGCTACTATACAAGCGATAGAAGATGTATATAACAAGGCAACCCCAGAACAAAAGTTTATTATAGAACATAGATATTGGGAACAAGACTTATTGATATATGAGTGGCAGGATATAGCGCATGAGTTAACTAAGAAGAGGAAAGACGATAAGATCATTAGTCAATATTCAGTTATCAGAATGCGTAATCAGATAATGAGAATGATAGCAGAAAGAATAGGATGGATACACTTTGATTAACCGCAATTACCGTGTTAGTGAATTGCGCTTGAAATAACGATACTATGATATTGTACCCGAATGTTAAGGGATATTATATATAGATACTATATTATATTATGGCACGTTACTTTATGTAGCGTGTCTTTTTATATGCCACAGATTAAAGAGCCACATAATAAGAACGCACATATAAAAGGATACTACTTGTTAAGGTGGACTGTTTAAGTCATAGGCAATAAGGGTCATATGCTAACAACTAACATATTGTATGTGATCTAGAACAATAGACTTTTATTGATAAAGGTTTAATCAGTTTAAGAGATAGATTGAAACAAGAAATAATTATAATGATAAGTTTATTGTTTAAATAATTTAACAATGAAATGTTTATTGATTATAAAGTTTGATGATTAATTTGTTATTGATTAATAAACAATTCTAAAGTTGAAAGACAAAATGATTTGATTAATTCAATTTCGTTTTGTCTTTTTTATTTAACAAAATAAATTTTAAATTTAAATATAAAAATTCAAATGAAAGAAGTTGATTCATTTGTTTGTTCAACCAAAGGTTCGACTTGGTAATAAGTCATATACTCAAACCGAGTTGCAAGACTATAGGAAAGCCAATACTAAGCGTTATAACCAAAGCGTTAGGCACAATAAGTATAACAAGGACTATACAGAGTTCTATAACAGTACTCAATGGCGTAAATTACGATTACAAGTACTGATTAGAGATAATTACTTGTGTCAGCACTGTTTAACTCAAGGTATTGTGAATGACAAAGATTTAATTGTTCACCATAAGGTTGAATTGAAACGGGATTGGTCGAAAAGACTGGATATGGATAATTTAGAGGCGGTATGTACAAGTTGTCATAATAAGATTCATGAAAAATAATCTGAAATTTTTTGGGGCGAAGAAAAACCCCCGTCACTATTGTGATGGCGAAACAACGAGCCGACCTTTTTTGTGCCCAAATTCCCAAAACGAAAACTTTCACAAAGTCATATAAAGTCTGGAGGTGCTGATATGGCAGGAAGAAAACCTAAATTAAATGCAAATAAGCTAGGAAATAGAACGAAAGAAGAATTAGAACAATCGGAACTTAAAGAAAACGGATTAAAGCAGTTCGCAAAAATAGATGTTGAAACTGTACCAGAAGGTTTAACTGAAAATGCTGCTAAAGAATGGTTGAGGGTTGTACCATTGCTTGAACAATTGCCGATAGCCGAATTAGATTATTCACTCATAAAAAAATATTGCGAAGTGTTAGATCAAAACGACACATTATATCGTGCTATAAGTCAGAAACATGGTATTGAAGGTATGGTTGACCCAGAAACTAATCGTAAAACAGGAGCTTTCATGGCATATATGGAGTCATTGAAAGAGTTACGTTCTATTTGCGGACAATTAGGGATGACTATCGACTCTCGAATGAGGTTAGTAGTACCGACACCAGATGAACAAAAGCAATCTATATACGATGAGTTTGGAGTTGATGATGATGACTAATACAATAACACCTAAAACTCACGAAGAATTATTGGATATTCCTATAGAGTATAAAGATGATGCTTATAAATATTGTGTGAAAGTACTTACCGGAGAGTACATAACGTGTAAGGATACAAGATTTGCTTGTATACGACATTTAAAAGACATACACAAAGCGATAAATGATTCTGAATGGAATTATACCTATAAGCCTAATCGTGCTAAAAAGGTCATTAAATTCGTTGAGGCATTACCTGATACGAAAGGGAATATTAATAAACTTGGATTGTTTCAAAAGTTCATAATTGCAAGTGTTCGAGGTTGGTTTACTAAAGATACAGATATGTTGCGTTTTAGAAAAGCCTTCATATCGATGTCTAGAAAGAATGGTAAATCAATTTTGGTATCTGGTCTCGTTTTATATGCTTTTTTATTCGACAGAGAACCAAAAGAAGGAAGACAAATGTTCACCGCAGCTAACGATAAATCACAGGCGAGCATTGTTTTTAATATGGTAGCTAAACAATTAATGTATTTTGTTTCGAAAGTACCTGAGCTTAAAAAAGATGTAAAGAAAGTTCGAGAATTATTGACTCACACAAAAGACGGTTCATATATAAGGCCGTTATCTCGTGATACTGGAGCGGTTGATGGTTTTGAACCGTTTTTAGCTGTTATAGATGAATACCATGCAGCTAAAACAAATGAAATGATAGAACTTATAGAATCTGGGCAAGGGAATTTACTGCAATCAATGATATTCATTATTTCTACAGCTGGTTTTAATTTAAACGCTCCTATGTACACAGATGAATGGCCATATTCTAAAGATATATTGGACGATAAATACGAAGATGATGAATACTTTGCGATTATATTCGAGCAAGATAAAGAAGATGAATGGCAAAACAAAGACATGTGGGCAAAATCTAATCCATTAATTAATGAATCTGATGAGTTGAAAGAACAAATCGAAGATTTTCTTGAAAAACGCGTGGCAGAAGCAACTAAAAAAGGTTCAATGTTTAGAGTTTTAGTAAAAAACTTTAATTATTGGATGCAAGCAAGCGAAGAATCATATCTTGATTTTAACGATTGGAAGAAGAATGAAAGTGATTTTGATGTTAGTGATACTAAAGTATATATCGGTCTTGATTTATCTAGAGCTGATGACTTAACCGCAGTATCTTTTATTCATTTAGATGAAATAAAGAAACAATATTATATAACTTCTCACTCTTTTGTAGGAACTAAAGGTGGACTACAAGGGAAGATTGAGCGTGACCTTATAGATTATCGACAGTTGGCAAGTGATGGTTATTGCACTATTACTGATTTATCTAGCGGAATTATAAACACTAATCAAGTATTAGATTATATTGAAAATTACGTTAAAAAATACAATCTAGATGTACAAGCTATTTGTTATGATCCTTACTCCATACATGGGGTGCTAGCAGAGATTGAACGCCGAGAATGGTTTTATGATTTATATGAGATTAGGCAAGGACCACAAACGCTTTCCAATCCCAATCTTGAATTTAGGTTAAATGTGATAAATGGTGATATTAAACACCACACAAATCCATTGTTAGACATAGCAATCAAAAACGCAGTTGCTAAAAACGTTAATGACTCAATCATGATAGAAAAGAAAATGAACAGGCAAAAAATAGACCCTTTAATGGCGACTATATTTGCTTACGTAATAGCAAGTGAGCATGAGTGGGATGTGGAAACAATCCTACCATTATTCATATAAAAAGAGGTGATTTAATGAATAAAACTGTATATGCAATAATCCTGCTGCTACTGTTACTTGTAGGTATTAGTAGCTTTGTTTACGGGCTATTTATGATTTGGCAACCGTTAGCGTATATGATTGGTGGATTATTTTTGATTATTTTGTCAACAATCTTAAACCAAGCATACGATAACACCTCAGAAAGGGGTGAGAAATAAAAATGCCGTTACTTGATTTAGGTTTCACAAGTAAGCAAGACAAAATTAATAGAGATTTAGAAAGAATACTATATTGGCAAGAACATGGTACTCATGCAAGCTACACAGGTATAAATGCTTTGCGTAATAGTGATGTATTTACTGCAACTCGTATAATTTCCGCTGATATAGCAAGTACTAAATTAAAAGTGAAAGGCCACGAAACAAATACGGTAATGAATCAGGTGTTGGAATATTTTAATAAAAACCCAAATTCAGATTTACCTGGATGGCACTTTAAATTTATTATCATTGCAAACATGCTACTTAATGGTCAATCATTTGTTGAAATTATAAGAGATGAAAACAACTTTCCTACAGGATTTCATTTTTTACACAATGACTTAGTAGGGTTAGAAGAAAAAGATGGAGAGGTAATCTATAACGTCAGTGAAGATGTTGATGGTAATGCAGTAAAAATCACTAGTGATGATATATTGCATTTTAGATATATCACGTTAGATGGTTATGTGGGATACAGTCCATTGTATGCACTGGCTCATGAGATAGGGATTTCTCAAGGTTCAAAAGGTTTCTTACGTAACTTTTTTGATAATGGAGGAACATCTACATCTGTACTTAAATACAAGAAAGGTCAGATAAATTCAGAGCAATTAAGTGATTTGAAAAAAAGCTTTGCTGACAGCCAACTTAAAAATAATGGCGGGTTAGTCGCTATTGATGACACTATGGATTTCAACAGATTACAAATACCTACAGAGGTGCTGAATTTTTTGAACAGTTATAAGTTTAGTACAACGCAGGTTGCTAAAGCTTTTGGTTTGCCGGTATCTAAACTAGGTATCGAAACGGTAAACACTTCAATAACACAAGCTAATCTTGAGTATTTACAAAGTACATTAGATCCTATTTTCAAGATGATGATTGCAGAATTGGAAACGAAAGTGTTTAAGTTTATTGATTCTGGTTATGAATTGGAATTTGATTCATCACGACTTATTGATATAGACCCTGAGTTACAATTACAACGAATTACTGAGTTGCATGGTAAAGGTATTATATCAACCGATGAGGCGCGAAGTGTGTTTGGATATCAACCTATTGAACATGGCAACGAACCACTTGTTGACTTAAATAGAGCACCACTATCAACATTGCAAAATTATCAAGAGTCGAAGATAAACAAAGAAGTCGAAAAGAACTCCGTAGAAAGGGGTGATGAATATGACGAATAGCAACGTTGACGCCTATAAAGATATGGTCATCGAAGGGTATGCAGTAATATTTAACTCTGTTAGTAAGATGACCCCTAATGGTTATAGGGAGAAGATAATGCCAACTGCATTTGATGGGGTTGATGTATCAGATGTTAAATGCTTAGTAGACCATGATTGGGGACAGCTTATCGGTAGGACGAAATCAGGCACGTTAGAGATAAACGTTGATGAAAAAGGGTTGAAATTTAAATGTTATCTACCTAATACATCAACAGGGCGTGACATATACGAAAACATCAAGTTAGGAAACATAGATGAATGTAGTTTCTTTTATACACTGCCACAAAAGAATGAAGGTAGTAGACATTGGGAAATGCAAGATGAGGACTATGTTCATGTAGTCCATCAAATTTCGGAGCTTAGAGAAATAAGTGTTGTAACTATGCCCGCGTATGATGATACATCGGTTATAGTAGCTCAACGTTCAGAAGACCTTAATCATGTAAAAGAACTTGAACAAATGAAAATAGCGTTAGATATAGAAAGCCTTCGTTTTGATACGTAAGGCTATTTTTTATGCCCAAATTTAAGGAGTGAGAGTGAATGGCAAATTTAGACGAGCGCAAAAAGGAAATCACTAATTTAATTTCTAAAGCGCAAGAAGCAGTTGAAAAAGGTGATTTAGAAACTGCTAGAAATTTAAAAGCTGATATTGATGCACAGAAAAAAGAATATGAAGAATTAGAACAGTTATCACAAGAAATTGAATCATCAGCACCTAAACAAGACGAAGAACCACCAACTGATGAAGGCTCACAAGAAGTTGACAATCAAAAAGAAGAATCTACACCAGATAAATCAGACAACGAAACGAGCACCGATAAAGAAAAAACAGAAGATAAAAAAACAGATTCACCAATTGATAGTGGTGCAGATGATGATAAATCAGAAGAAACTTCTACAACTATTGAAAAAGTAGCAGAACCTACAGAAGAAAAATTGGAAGAAGAAAAAGACAAAAAGAAAAAAGAGGGAGCGAAACGATCTATGGCGAAATTAAATCAAAATCAAGAAACTAACGAGGAAGTCTTAGCTTTCGAACAATATATGAAATCTAAAGGAGCAAAACGCGATAATGTTAAATATGATGATGCAGGTGTAACAATTCCGCATGATATTAAATATATTCCAGAAAAAGAAGTTAATACGGTACAAGATTTATCGCAATTAGTAACAAAAGAAAGTGTTAAAGGCCCTAGTGGTGAATATCCTATTTTGAAACGTGCTAATGCTAAATTTAGTACAGTTGCAGAATTAGAAGCAAACCCAGAGTTAGCTAAACCAGAATTCAAATCAATTGAATGGAAAGTACAAACTTATCGTGGTTCTATTCCAATCTCGCAAGAAGCATTGGACGATTCAGTTGCTAATTTAACATCTATTGTATCTGAAAATATCAACGAGCAAAAAATCAATACTTTAAATGAAAGAATCGGAACTGTATTAAAATCATTTAATCCAACAACAATTTCAAATGTCGATGACTTAAAATCAATTATCAACGTCAAATTAGACCCAGGATACGACCGTCAAATCATCTGTACACAAAGTTTCTATCAAAAATTAGACACTTTGAAAGATGGTAACGGTCGTTATTTATTACAAGATAGCATTATTAATACAGCTGGTAATACGGTGTTAGGTATGAATATCGTAGTTGTTCGCGATGACTTACTTGGTGCTAATGGTGATGCAAAAGCATTTATCGGAGATATCAAGCGTGGCGTATTCTTCGCAGATCGTACTGACGTATCAGTTCAATGGATTGAAAACCAAATCTACGGTAAATACTTGATGGGTGCTTTCCGTTTCGATGTTAAACAAGCTGATGAAAACGCTGGTTTCTTCGTAACATTTGAAGATGCTGGACAACAGCCAGAAGGTGAATTAGGAGCATAAGTAAAGTAGGTGATTTCAATGTTTAAATTAGATAGCGTTGAATCAGTAAAAAAGGCGATTCGTGTTGACCATGATTTTGATGATGACTTAATTATGGAAGTTTATTTACCTGGAGCGATAAATGAAGTTAAAACAGCTGTGTCATTGGATGATGAAGATGAGGCGTTTTATGAAAATAATGCATTATTCAATTTAGCTGTTTTAAACATTGTCGCACATCACAATGATAACCGTTCAATAACAACAAATGAACAATCCTTCGATGTTCCAGCATCTTCTATGGCCCTTATACAAACACTACGTAGTGATTTAGTTAAATGGCGCATAGAGAAGAACGAGGTGACAATCGATGAATCTTAATCAACTTGATTATAGAGTTGCTTTTTATGATTACGTTAATGATGGCCCAGAAGCTGGCATGAGTGAATTAACTGAAGTATATAGTTGTTTTGGCGGTTTGTATGAACCGACGCAAAAGGATGTACAGTTAGGTAATTTAGAGCTTAGCAAAAGGTCAGTCACGTTAAATATTAGAAACCCACAACCACAATTTATACCGAACGTTAATCAAACGTTTGAAGTTAAGAACGGTATATATTCAGGGTTGTTTTTTAATGTCAAAAATGTGGCTCCTGCAAAAACGCCTAACTATATAAAAGTGGTTGGTGAAGAAGAATGACTGTGACAGTTAAAGGTGATAAAGAAATAATCGCATATTTAGAAAAGAAATTTGGAAAATCAGCAACTAAACGCATTACGGATTACGCGTTAACTAAAGGCGGGCAAAAAGTAGTGCAAATCATTAAAAATAATATGAAGTCGTTTGAAGATACAGGAGAATCTGTATCTGAGACTTCTTTATCTAAACCGATGACAATCGGTGGCGTAAGGACAGTTAAGGTTCATTGGAAAGGTCCAAAACAACGTTATCGCATTATTCATCTTAATGAGTACGGTCATTTCGACCGTTCTGGTAAATGGGTGAACACATCAGGAAAAGGTGTGATAGAAAAAGCGATGCGTGAAGGCAGAGAAACTTATTTTAAAACTGTGAAAGATGAGATAAGAAAGCGGGTGTAGGCTTGGAAGACATAACAATGAAGATATATAACGCAATTATAGATAATGAAGAAATTATGAAAAACGTTAATAAAAACGATATAAAATTTTATGATTATCCAAATGCGCAAGAAATCAAAAACACATGTATTGTCATAGACCCTTTAGGGACTCCGACACCCGCTGATTTCGCAGACAACGACAATATGACATATGAGTACCTTTATCAAATAGATGTATTCGTAAAACAAAATACAGGCATTAACGGACGAGTCCTATCAGATAGGCTCGTTTTTTTATTGCAAAGAATTATGTGGGATGAACTTGGATTTGGTGAGACTTCATCTATAAAGCCTGAATACATCAAGGAGTTCAAGTTATATCACCAAGCAAAACGATTTGAAGGAAAACAATATTACAAATTATAGGAGTGTTTATATATGGCAGAGAAAAGCTATCGTTCATTTACAGGATTAACAGAATTTTATTACAAAGTGCACGGAGAAGATATCCAAGTAGTCAAAGATCCAGAACGTATCAAATATTTACAAGAGATTTCAGTTTCAAAAGACCAAGATATTGAGAAAGCATACGGTGATAACCAAGTAGCGGAAATGGCAGTAGCAAACGGAACTATTGAGGTTGAAGCTGGATTCCATAAATTACCATTAGAAGATAGAGTAGCTTTATTTGGTTTGGAAAAATCGGAATCAGGTATTGTATCGGTTGGTAATGATACTCCACCATACGTAGCAGTTATGTTCGCTAAGACTATGGAAGATGGTTCACGTGAATATGTTGGTTTACCTAAAGGTTTATTTACTTTCCCTGAAGTTGAAGGCAACACTAAAGAAGATGGTGTGGAATTCAGTTCTGATTCTACTACAGCTGAATTTATGCAAGCGCCAGTTAAAGGGTTTGAAGAAGAAAAAGCTATGTTAATGGGCCATGACGCTAAAGGTTCAACAGTTATGAAAGACGCTATTTGGGAAGCGGTATTTGGTACTTCTTCTGAAAGTAACACAGGTGACGGTGGAAATAGCGGTGAAACGACTCCAGAGGAAGAATTAGGAGCATAATAACTTAGGAGGAATTTAAATGGCTAAAAAGAAATATAAAGTGTTGCACAAATTTATTGATCTAGAAGATAAAAATAAGATTTATAATGCTGGCGACACTTACCCTAAACCAGCTAATAAAAAGGTTTCGCATGACCGTATATTAGATTTGACAACAAGTGACAACAAACGAGGTAAAGTGTTAATCAAAGAAATTGAAGAGTAATCAATAACGAGGGCTTAAAGCCC